AGTTCCTTTTAAACTTTGCTTCATATCCTCAAGTGCGGCTCCAGGGCCACCCTCAATTGTTCCACCCATCATTTTAAATTGTGCATCCAATTTTGCCAATCCACCACTATCCCAAAAATCAAATATAGCTTTTAATCCCATTACAACTCCGGCAATAGGTGCTGCAGCTGCAAGTGCACCACCCGCCATTCCTAGTAATCCACCACCTATTCCTTCGGTAGCTGCTGCAGCACCTTCAAGTGCTTCAGCGCCAGCACCTAATTCTTCTCCGGCACCTTGTTTTATACCCGAAAATTTATCAGTAAGTCCTTTTTGTAATTTTTTTAATGGTTCTGAAAATCCTTGTGATATTGATTTTGGTAATACTTTATCAAAAACCATTCCAACACCACTTTGTATTTTTCCATATTTTTTAGCTTGTTCATCACTTAAACCTTCCGGTATATTACTACTTTTACCTTTACTACCACCACCATTTCCACTTTTTGCGTAATCTTTAAATGATTTCCCTAAATCTTTTAAATCGTTTTGATTTTGTTTAGTTGCACTAACCAATGATTCAATAGCAGAAGATAACCTTCCCATTTCGGAAATACTTCTTTCTTCGTTTCTAGATTGTTGAATTTTTTGTTGGACTATTCTAGTTCTTTTGGCCATTCATACTAATTTATATAGATAAATATAAACTTAACTATTTTATCTTCTAATAGTTGTTCGTTTGCCTGAACTATCTCCTTTTGAGTTTTTTATTTTTTCAATTGTAATTCTTTCTGTATCTTTTGCTTTCATCAATTGATTCCAATAAAACTCTCTAAGTTTGACAGGCATAAAGTATACATCACTCCAATTAAATCCACCATTGGAATTGTAAATAAGAGAAAAAATCTTCTCATGTAAGTGAGTAGAGTAATTAATCGGCAGGGTAAAAAAAGTCTACCCCAATTGGTACTTTTAGCGCCTCCTTCTCGCCCGTAAATGGTGATGTATACTCAAAGGTAAAATCAACATCGGGTGTGATACTTGTTATATATTTTCTTAATGCTCTTGCATCTTTTGATTCTAATTGATTTATTACAAAGTTACTGATAAATCCTTTATCTCTATTACCATCCACTTCAACAATAATTCTTCTTAATCTTGCCGTTACTTCATTTGGTTGTTTTAAATTTTTCTCACTTGCTTCAATATCTTTATTAATTGCAGTTTCATCGGCATGTGTTAATAATTTAAATTTAATTTGATTACCTTTTTTTGGTAAAGTAAAATCATATTCATTCATTCTATTGAAAACGAAATCATCAACTTCTTTAATTCCTAATTTTGTCATATCAACATTAACATCAACTTGCTCTCCTTCTATTGGGTCAGTCACCGTTACTTGATAATCTGCACCATATGCTAAAATTCTACTTGCTATTAAAATTGCATTCTTATCACCAATAAACAAATCATCAATTTTTACTCCTGGCTCAACAATAATAGATTCTAACAATTTATCTAATACAATACCTTTACGAATTAAATTAGTAGAAGTTAAAATATCTTCTTCCTTTGCTGTCAATAATTTAACTGTAATTTCACCAGTTGCTAATGGTGATGATTCAGGATATACCAAACCTTTTGATGGTAAACTAATAACTTCCGTTGGAAATGGAAAACTTCTTTGTGATTGTTGTGGTTGTTGTACACCTAATCCTCTTGAAACTTGTTGTTCGATATTTTCGTTCATAATATAACTTTTGTGTTTATTATATATATCACATTTTTAAAAAATAAAAAAGGAGAACATTTCTGCTCTCCTTTTATTTTTATTATTTTTAGTATCTTAGAACTCTAAAATTGCGTAATCCATTGTAAGTGTTAATTCAATCATTACAGGGTCATTTGAACTCCAATCTAATTCACCAAAGTTTGCTGAATTAATCCAAGCTCCTTTTAATGTCCATTGTTCTACTTTATCACCAACTGGTCCTAAAATATACAATGTAATATCTTTTTTATAGAAAGATGCGTAACCATCTCTACCCGTTAAAGACTCATGTGATTGTCTTACCCAATCCATTACCATTTGTGCTCCAGAAGGAACAATTGGGTCGTATAATGTGATTGTTATATCTTCCCAAGTAGTTTTACCTTTAATCTTTCTTTTTAAGTTGATATGGTCTAATTCTACTACTTCTGATGTTGCAGTTGGTCTGTTTGCTGTTTTTACTACATATGATTGAATACCATCGATTTCCATTATAAATCTATTGCCCAATTTAGGCTCAAAATTTGTATAGAACATTTGGTCAAACTCTAATATATCTGGCATGTCTTTTTGTTTTAATTATTTTATATAAATATTCTTTTTTTTAAATTATGCTCCAAAACTTGCACCTGTTGGTAAGATATTGAAATCAATTTGAATGAATTCAGCTGTCTTAGTTGGTTGTAAGTAAATACTACCTACTAAAAAGTTTCTATCAATCATATCAGGTGTGTTGTTAGTGTTATCCATTACAACTCTGAAAGCGTATAAACCTTGTCTTTGTTGGATAGCCTCTAAATATGGATTAACTATATTTAAGAATTTTTGTCTTGTTGTAGCTGTATTTTGTTCAAACACTAAATACTTAGATGATGATGCAATATACTTTCTAACCGTCAATAATAATCTTCTCACATTAATTCTATCTAATGCAGATGGTTTATCTTGTAAAGTTTTTTGTCCAAATGCTACAATACCAGTTCCTGGGAATTGAACGATTGGATTTACTTTGTTTTGATATAAAGTATCCTTTTCATCTTGTGTTAATCTATTCAATACACTTACTGCTCCTGTCAAACCACCTCTATTCAAACCTGCTGGTGCGAACCATTCAGCTGCTACTCTATCGTTTGCTGCGAATACACCTGGAAGTAATACTGTCGGAGGAACCGTGTTTAATTTATTTGTATTAACATCAATTGCCTTAACCCATGGATAGTAAGTTGCTGCGTAGTTAGAATCAAAGTAGATTGCTTGTGATACCGCTTGTTGAATTGTATCACCAGGAGCTGTTGTATCCATTAAATAGAATGCATCTGCTCTTTGTTCAACCATACTTAATATTGAACTAGCAACATTTAAGTGTAATCTACTAATAACACCTGGAGTTACTACCATATTGATATCCCATTGGTCAGCGTTTGATAATGCTGAAACATGCTTACCATATGCTATTGAACCACTTGCAGTAGAAGTTGATAAATCAAATCCTTGTGTGTTACCTGCTGCAATAGAAGTTCCTTTATAAATTGGAATTGTTGGACTCATACCATCAAAACCACTTTGGAAACCAATTAAGAAATTTCTAACTGCTACATCAGTTGATACTGAACCAGTTAATGTATATCCATTGAATGTATCTAAAGAATATGCTGTATTTGAACCTGTACCTGCGTTTGCTGGTATTGGTGCGTTATAAATTGAGTTATCAGCATTACCATCAAAATCCAAACCACCATATTGAGAAGCGTTTGCAGATATATAACTTGCTGCAGGAATACTTCTATCTAAAGCTGCAGTACCTGTATAAATTGGTAAAGAATAAGCTGCGTGTGCGTATGGAACTGCTGCAACTGGAATATAATCAGCTGAAACTGTTGTATCAATATTTTTAGGAACTAATCTAATATATTTAGAATTATTTACCCAATCACCATATTCAGTTAATTTACCACTACCATCGATTGTAATATATCTATCACCGATTACTCTATAAATATAGTTAGGGGAATTAGGGTCTAAAGTTACATTAGAGAATGTTTCTAATACAATTTTCTTTTTATTAGTATCGTTATAATCTCTTACTACTACTGTGAATGTTCCGTAATCTGTTCCATTTACTGTACCAGCTGGTTTAATATTTGTAATACCAACTTTAACTTTTTGGTTTGCAATATTACCTGCTCCTAAAGTTTGGAATCTGAATAAATTAAATCTTTGTCCAGAAATCAATTGAGATTGAATATATGGAGTAGTTGCTTCTTGTGCATCTATTGCAAAGTTTTGGTTAGGTAATACCGATGCGGTTACACTACCACTTGTAAAATTAACTGCTGTTGATGCAGATGTGAAATAAGCGTAAGTATAAATTTGAGAAACACCATTTGCACCTACTTTTGGATTATATCCAAATAATGCGTTTACATTTGATGAATCTGTTGAGTTTAATGATGCAGTAAATGCACCACCTGCTAAAGAACCACTCAAAGTAAATTGAGCCGTAGTTCCTACTGAACTTGTTACAATACCTGTTGTAAATGATGCAGTTTGTGTATCTGCATTAAATAAAACAGCTAAAGAAGTTTGAACACTACCACTTGTATATGATACCAATAAAGGTGCTCTTTCAGTATATCCACCAATACCACCTACTCTACAAATTGTTGCAGTACCTGCTTCTTTTAAATATGAAGTTACAGCTGTTGGAGTATAATATGTTCCATCATCTGCTCCAAATAAAGTTAAAAATTCAGATTGTGAATTTACGATAGTAGGAACCAATGGTCCTTCTTTAAAAGGTCCAATAAAAGCTGCTCCGATAGAAGCTACACCTTGTTGTAAGAATGAAAGGTCGTTTTCTCTTGTGAATACACCTGGTGATATGATTTTTTCTGCCATTTTATATGCTTATTTAAATTTATTAATTCTCAATATAAATATAAAAAATTATCTCAAAACAACAAATACTATTTGTATGTTGGAGAGAAATAATTGTATATTTGTGTTACTGCCGTTGATGATTGTGCCGTATTATAGAACAATACAGGTCCAACTTGTCCATTCCAAAAACTATTTTGTGCACTATTTGCTCCAATTGTTATATAGTTTGTAGAAGAAGGTGCTGCAAATGTAGATGAACTAAATGTTCCAATTGAAGTTCCATCAACATATATTGTTCCTGTTCCAGCTGATTGGAATACTACTGATATTAAATACCAAGTACCAGGAGTTAATGTTGTACCTAATTGTGTACTATTTCCCAATGTGCTACCATAGAATTTAACTGCGTTATATGCTGAACTATTTGTAGATTCAATTGCCATTCCAAAATATCCTGCATAATCAAAAATATATCTTGATGTTGTACCTATTGATGCTGCGGTTGGTCTAACCCACATATGAATTGAACCTGCGTTTGTATTGTATTGCGTATATCCACCATTAATATTTGATGTAGTATCTTTAAAGAAAAATGCACTTGTTCCATTCATATCAAAAGAATACTGCTTTCTAGTACCACCATTGTTGTATATTGGTGATGTTTTACCAGTAATTGATGTAGAACCACTTTGGAATGCTCCTCTAAAACCAGTTCCATATCCACTCAAATCCAATACATCTACTGTCATTGAACCCGTTGATGGTAATGTTCCAGCTTGGAAACATGCAGTTTTAGATGGGTCAATATAAGTTCTTAAACCTGCTGATGGAATATATGGTTGAGATGTTGTTCCTTTGTTATGTGATACAAAATCATTTGCTAAGAATACATCGGAAGTTTCAACATCAATAGTTACAATTTCAACATCTTCTTTAATAATTTCAATATCGGTTACTTCAATTTCAGTTAAACCATTTACTTCATCATATTTAACCAATCTATCTTTTGGAAGAATGTTATCCATATTTTTAAAACCATATTGTTGTATTTCATCATTCCAAACCCACATTGGATGTGTACCCGTTCCATTAATCAAACCACCATTAATACTAAAATATGCATCGGCAAAATTAAATACAATACCACGAATACTTACTTCACCATATGTTCCATCATCGCTTAATGTTTTAAAAAATCTCCAATCTAAATCTGTTGTATCTTGTGGTAAATTTTCCGAAGGTAATCCATTTGGTATCCATGCTTTAATTGTATCTCCAACTTGTAAATCTTCGATATTAATAATACTACCATCTCCTTTGTGTATTTTTGTTCCAAATAATAAACAGAAATCCGGTTGGTTGATTGTATTATAAACATCAACTGCGTAAACAGTCTTTGTAAATACTGCTCCGTGATTTGTTGCGTTTAAATTAAATCCATCATAATAAGATAATGTTAATACCGATTGTGCTTCTGAGTATGATGTTGTATTTAATACATTTGATGCGGTGATTGGAAAGTTTGCCGTTGAACTTGTTACTTGCAAACCATAAATACCAAAATTACTATTGTTAAATGATGCTGTATAATTATTTATTTGCGTTGCAACTTTAGTAGCATGTGAAGAACCTTGTGTTCCAAATGAAAATGATGCAGACTCAAATGAGTTTTCAACAATATAAGTATATAATGGTAAGTTTGCAGTAACAGAATCAACTGAAAATGATGTGAATGCTATATTAGTTCCACCACCATTCAAACCGCCGATTGAAACTTGTTGTGATGTTCTATTTGAACCACTTACTGCTCTATATAAATTACCTAATGATAAATTTGTTCTTGCCATTGTTTAAATGTTATTCTCCGTTATAAATATCTAAAAGTTTTTCTTTCCAGTTTTCTTTATTTGAAAAGTTATTTATCATCCAATCTTTTAGTTTGTTAAATTCTTTTTTCTTTGTTTCATAATCATCTTCGCAAATTTGATTGTAAATTTCTTTAAATGATTCAGCATCTTTTGCTTTGTATTTATAATCCAAAGGTGAATACCAATTTTCATTTAATATGGGAAGTTTACCATAATCAACTGCTTCAAAAATGCCATATCCAAATGGTTCATTATCAAAACAACTATGAGATATTCCCCAATCTAAATTATAAAACTTTTCTTTATGTTTATAATCAAATTTATATAATCTTGAGTTTTCAAATTTATATCCATATTTTTTTATGTAATAATTTTTGAAAGCTTCTGTGTTGGTAGAAATATAACTTTTTAACCCATCTATAAATTCTACATTTTTTCTTCCTTCAACTCTTGCTGCATATCCTATTGTTGTTGAATTTGAAAGTTCTTTATTATTTTTAAATTCATAACAATTTGGAATTTGATAAAGATTTTCAGTTTTGTATGGAAAATTATATAATCCTACCCAAACTTTATTTTTTATTTTATCAATCATTTCATTTTCATATTCATAATTACCATACCAATGTAAATATTCTTTTTTTTGCTGTTGTGCAATTAAAGATACTTTGGTAAGATTATGAAATACTATTGAATCTATTTTTTCTAAACTTTGATGAACTCCTCTTGTTGGGGTATAATGACCATGTAATATATGTATCTTTCTTGCACCATTAAAAATATCTATAATTTCATTTTCAGAAGTAGTCCAAATATGGTTTATATCTATTGAAAATTCATTATAGTTTTCAGGTCTTTTTCTATGGAACAATAAAAGAGGTTTCACCTCTAAATTGGGTGCAACCTCTTTTAACCATTCCGTTACCCATATATCAGCACCGCTATTGAACCATGGTCCTCCAGCCGTTGTGTAATAAACATCATGCATCAATTATAACCCTTTATTTTTCTTTAAATTTTCTACTTCTAATGTTAAAGAATGAATTTGTTGTTGTTGTTCTTTAATACCTTCAATTAATAATGCTACTAATTTATCGTATTTAACTGCTTTATATCCTGTTTCTCTTGTTGTTACTAATTGTGGTAAAACTTCTTCAATTTCTTGTGCAATTACTCCGACATCATTTCCTTCAAAACCATGGAATTCTTTTAATTCCGGTTTCCAATCATATGTATTACCACTAATTTTAGAAATCTTTTCCAATGCATTAGTAATTGGAGTAATATTTTCTTTAAAGTTTTTATCTGATGTTGAAAATGCTACGATATCACCACTTGCATCAATTCTACCTGCTGTTCCAGATGGGGCTACCGAACCAACACCTATTGAGTTAAATTGATAGTTATTTGCGGAACCACTATGAATAGTAGAACCACCTAAAACTTGTATTGAACCCGAAATTGTACCCGTTGGTAATAATGGTGTAACTTGTGTAGATGAAGAAACTATACCTGAAGATATACCACTAAGTTGTGTAAAGTTAACTTGAGATGAACCCGAAATTGTACCCGTTGGTAATAATGGGGTAATTTGAGTTGAACCCGATACAACACCATTTGTTGCTGCAATTGAACCAGTAATTCCATTTGTTGAGATTATCGAACCTGTTACTACCAATGAACCACTTTGTTGTAGATTTCCATTGATGATAGTTTGTCCATTTGATTGAACACTAAATTTAGATGTATGTGTTCCACCACCTTGCGATGCAGTATTTGTACCTAAATCAATTAAATTCTTTGTACCACTACCTATTGTATTTTCAAATGTTGAAACATATATCATTGAGTAAGAACCTGACCCAGTTTGAGCAACATTTGGAGTAAAGTATAATCCATATTGTTGACCCGTACTAGAAATAGACATTCCACTAAAATTGTATGCCATAGCTCCTACTTGAGAACTTGCAGCTACATTAAATTGAATATGCCCAGTTGAACCACCATCTCTACGAATAGTGATTCCTCTTCCTATTAGTCCAGAATATAGTCCTAAATTTCTTGGATTTACTCCACTTCCTACTACTGAAGTGAATATATCAAATTGGTCACCTGATGTAAAACCAATATTTGCTCTTTCAAAGTTTGTAGTTTGGTCAATTGTATTTGGAAATGCAATATATCCACCACTAAAAGATGATGAACCATTTAAGGTCAATGAACCATTAAAAGTAGCATTAGAACCCACAATTCCACTTGTAGCTCTAATATTAGAACCTGTAATATTAGAACTTACAACTAATGAACCTGTAATTTGCTGGTCGCCTTGTAATGAATTAGAACCAGTTATTGCATATCCTAATGTTGTTAATTGAGCAGAACCCGATACAACACCATTAGTTGCCGCAATAGAACCGGTGATGCCACCAGTTACCTGTGCACCACCGTTATCTACTATAAGTCCGTTTTTGACTTTAAATTCGTTTGCCATATTTTATATT